TGGTGCGTCGGGAGGCCGGCCCTGCTTGCCCAACTCGATTGCCATAGCCATCGACAGCGGCTCGGCCGGCGGGTTGAGCCGCAGCCACTCCACGGCGATCTCGATCTCGGCCGGCTCCAGGCCGTAGCCTTCTCGGATCATGGTTTCCGGCGTTTCGAACCCAAGCGGCTTGAACATCAGCTTCGCGTCATCGACAAACTCGATGAGGCACCGGCAATCGTAAGAGAGATGCGTCGAGAGGAACGCACGGCGAGCAATCATGAGATCGTGCCATTTCGCTTTCGGCACATCCCGAAGGCGGTCGGTCGCCGCGATGGGTCCGCGATCAACTAGGAATCCAGCCATTTCGGGATTCCTTCTGCGCGGATCTGACGGTCCAACTGGATCAGCCAGTCGTAGTGACGCTTTGCTACATCCAGGTCGCGGTTGTCTTGGTTGAGTTCACCGAGCAGTTTTTTCTTTCGCCCGTTGATGACCTTCTTGATGAGCCCCGGCGTCCGGTTGTCGATATACGAGCCCTTTCGGGTCATGACCTTAACCGCAAGGCCGGTCACCCTTTGCAGCAACAGTTGAACATTATCCATCCACTGTTGGATGATGGCCTTCTCGTTCTGCTGCTCCGCCTCGATCTCACGCATCTTCTTGTAGAAGCCGATCACCTGCTGCCAATCGGGATGATCCCCGTCGGTCTCCATCGCGTGCCAGTCATAACGAGTCGGCGCATCTTCCCTGATCAGGCGCGCCATCCGCTGCACGCCGATATCGCCGCTATCGACGCCTTGAAATTCAATGTCGAAGATGCGGATGGTTGGGTTCTCCGGTGGCTCGGGCGGCAAATCCGGATCCGGATCAGGAGGCTTGTCGGTTGTCTTTGGAGGCAGGAAATCCATGGCCTGCATGATTGCGGAGCCAAGATAGCCTTGGGTGGCGAACTCGCTTGATGCGTCGAAATTGATGTTCGCTCGCACGCCGGAGAGGAAGCGGGCAGCGCGCCCATTGATCTGATTGACGCGATTGCAGAGCGAGGCGCTTGTCAGATGAACGACCTCGCTCACGAAGATCGAGTCGAGACCCTCACCAGCCAAGCCGACGTGAACGAGAACGTCGAGCGCCGGGTCTGGCCTGCGGACCTTCCCGTCCATGCCTTCCTTCTTGGGTGGGCAAAACCGTGCGAGGACCGCATCGTTTTCTTCCTTCGTCCGCCCATACTCGCCAGTCCCGACCCAATCGATCCGCAATTCGGGATACAGGTCGCGGAGCTGATTGCAGACGTATTCGGCGTGTGACACGCACATTGCGGTAATGAGAACCTGAAGCGGGAATCCACTGGTCAGGCGTTCTTGCAGCATCCGGTCGATCGGGATCGAGATCAGCGGCCAGACGTATTTCGGCGTCCACCGCATCTTGCGCTGAATGCGGAGCTTCTCGATCTTGTCGGGGTCTTCACCTCCCGCTTCCTCCGCAAGCTCCTGCGTCGTGTAGCGATGAAGCTTCCCGTCCTCGTCCTCCAGATCGAGCATGTAGTGATAGGCGTGTCCGGAGAGTTCCTTGACCGCTCCCTGCTTGTACGCTTCCTCATAGGTAACGATGACATCGGGCTGACCAAAAGCTCCATCTGCGGTTGGACGATGTGGCGTTGCGCTCATCACCAGCAGAAACGCGCGATTCAGTTTGATGACCGCCTTGCCCCAAGTTTTTTCCTCGCCATAATGATGGTGCTCGTCAACGCAGATCATCCACTGCCCCTGTTGTAGAAGATCAGTGACGATCATCGATCCCTTGTTGGCGATGAGGGATTGAATTGTGATAACGTATATCTGTGCAGCGTTGGTTCGATGATCCTTCAGCGCGTATACGCCTGCAGAGCGGATGTCGTTGATCTTATACGACCCCTGAACCCGCGCGTTGATCAGGTCTTCCCGTGGCGCATCCGCCATGAATTGTTCAAGTTGCGCATCCGTAGGGAAAACGACGAGAAGCCTCGTTACGCGACCGGCATGCTGCAACGTGGAATAGACCATGCAGCAGGTGTAGGTTTTCCCATAACCGGTTGGGAGTTTTGCGCTCAGTCGCTCTCGGTGCGTTTTGAGCGCTTGCAAGACCTGTAATTGGCCGACACGCGGTTCTTTTCCGAATGACAGGGAAGGCAGAGCAGTTGCAGATTCCATAATTCTGTCGCTCCTCGCGCGCTGAACTCGACGATGTGGTCGGCCTCGTATGGCTGGTCGGACAGATCGGCCCCACAAATGGCGCATCGTCCATCTTGCAAAAGGAAAAGAGCCGTCCGCTCAGTCGAAGTTGCCAATCGCTTTGGCACTTACTCAGCCGGCAAATTTTGTAAGGCTTCTGTGCATCGCCCGCTCCTTGACGGTAGCGGACAGGGTTGCACTCTATGCAACGGCGGTCAAGACGCAGGCTTGCATTTTGTGCAACTATTTTTGGAAGGCTGCACCAAGGAGCGTTCGCATCCGCTGTCTTTCGTCCTCCGAGGAGAGGCTGCGCGAGAATTGCACGAGCCACTCCTCATCCGGGTGTCGGAACAGTGCGCTCCGATCTGACAATTCGAACAGCCTCACTAGGGCGTCAAGGTACTTATCCTGCGGAGTCGTGCCGGAAAACCAGCGGCTGACCAATCCCTTGTCCGCGCCTGTTTCGCGCGCGATACCGGCCTGTGTGATCGGCTTCCGCCGAGCATATTCGGGAATGAAATGCTTACGGGAAGCTCGATCTTTGCCGTTGGGTGAGTCCGTCGCAGCCATATGCAACGGTAGGCACCTCGGCTGATCAAGATCGTTAGCGAAGCCTGCAATGCGTCGCCTTGACCATGGTTGCAAGTTCTGCAACACTTCGGTCATGACGCCCCCCGTGAAACCGCTTCGCCGATTTCGGCGAGAGGCTGCGTTAAGCCTTGAAACGCTTGCCACATCTTTTGGTGTGAACAAGACGACCGTGTTGCGGTGGGAAGAGCGACGCGTGCCAGCCGAGCGCGTGCTCGATGTTGAACGGGTAACCGGTGTTTCGCGGCATGAATTGCGGCCGGACCTTTACCCGAACTCGGAGGCTGTAGCGTGATCATGGCTGAGCCATGCCAGCGCGCGGTTGGGAGTGCGACGGCGGCGCTCCCAATTCCGTTGGGAGATAAAATTCCTATCGTTGGGAGCGCTCCCAATTTCGTTGGGAGCCGCGATGACTGACCTCGCCGCCGCCCTCCGCGAGCTCTCCGAGCCCTCCCCATCTGGCGATCGGATCAAGGCGGCCATCGACCGCGCGGCGCGGCGGGCCGGGCTCTCCTACTGGCGGGCTTTCGACATCTGGTACGGCAAGGCGCGGCGCGTCGGGCCGAGTGAGTGCGTGCGTATCAATGAAGCGCTGGCAAAGCGACGCGAGGAGGCGGCACGCCATGAACTCCACGACCTCAAGACCCGTATCGCCCGGCTCGAAGCACTCCTTTCGCGGGCTGAGAACACGCCTCGCTAGGGCACTGATCCGGGTTGCCGAGGGGTACATCCGCCTGGCGGAGAGGATCGCGCCCTGGCTTGCGGACGAGGATGAATCATGATCTGCGCGGGGCCACCCCTCCGCGCCGAGGCGCCCCCCGGTCTCACCGCCCCCTCGCACGACCGGGGGGCCGCCACATGACCCATGCAGAGCTGCCCCTTCCTCCCCGCCGCCCGGCGCCGGAGAGATCGACCCACATTGCCGTCGCCGACATGCTCTGGAAGCTGGCGCGGCCGGGCTGGTTCTGGAGCACGATTCCCTCCGGCGAATACCGCACCGAGGCGACCGGCAGGCTGCTGAAGCGCATGGGGCTGAAGGCGGGCATTCCCGACTTCCTGCTGATCGATGCGGATGGCTGCCACTACTGGCTGGAGCTGAAGCGGGGAAAGGCGTCGCTGCGACCGGAGCAACTGGCGTTCGCCAACATGTGCCATCAGCGCGACGTCCCGCACGCGGTGGCGCGGAGCTTTGCCGAGGCGGAGGCGCAACTGCGGGCTTGGGGCGTGCTGCGGCCGGAAGCGCGCTGATGGACTTGTTCGGCAATCTCTGGAGCCGTGGCCACAAGTTCCATGTGGCCGCGGTGGCGCTTGCCGACAGGCACTATTCGCGCCGCAGCATCGGCTCACCGCAGATGATGCCGCCGGGCCAGACGCTCGTGCTGGTGACGCCGGAAGGCGATGCCGTGTTCGGCTGGTGGCGCCCTGATCCGGGCAGCGGCCTCAAGGCAATGAATGGCCTTGATGGCTGGACATGCACGATCTTCCGCAACGAAAGCCCGATGCTGTCGAGTGATCTAATCCTCGCCGCCGAGCGCGAGCTCCTCGATCGATACAATTGCGGGCCGGATGGGCTGCTAACCTACGTATTCGACCGCAAGATCCGCTCCACCAATCCCGGTTATTGCTTCAAGCAGGCGGGCTGGAAGCGCATCGGGCGTAGCGCGGATGGGCGAAAGAGCCTGCTGCAGAAAGACGTGCTGCGCCCGGAGGCGCGGCCATGATGCCCGACATCCTCTCCCAGGACGAGATGATGGGCCTCGTCCATCGCTACCAGCGCGGTGGCCTGCTGCTCCGCGAGATTGCCTGCCGCACTGGCATTGACATCATCAGCATCCGCCGTGCCGTCCTGTACTGGCTCTATCATGAGTAGCGGTCCCAACGCATGGCCGGCAGAACGCATCGCGCTCATGGAGCAACTCTGGCGGGACGGTGTCCCCGCCTCGCAGATTGCCCTGGCGCTCAACACGACGCGCTCCGCCATCCTGGGCAAGCTGTCCCGGCTGAAGCTTCTGAAGACCGAGCGGGCGAACCTGACGCCGGGGCAGCAATGGTCCGTCGCTGTCAATGCTTACAAGCGTGGCGGCTCGCGTCCGATCAAGCTGCCGGCGCTGCCGAAGGCAATCCTGCGCCCGCCTATGAAGAACATTCCCATTCAAGAGCTTACGACGCGTTCCTGCCGTTGGATCGAGGCCGATCCGAGGCATGTGCACGTCGTGTTGTATTGCGGTGAGAAGACGGTGATCGGCGCGTCCTGGTGCCTGTCGCATTACCGCCGCGTCTATCCGCGCTCGGCTCTGGAGGTGGCGGCTTGATGGTGCTGCCGAGGGGTCCGCTCACGCACAGGCTTATGCCTCGCCCAGCCTCACCACCCTTTGGCTGGAAGGTGCATAGGGAGCCGGAGCCGGAACCATCGCCTTTGCCCCCGCCTCCGCCCGCCCCTGACAAGCGTAAGTTGTGCGAGCGGTTTGCCCTGCAGCATGAGCATTTTCGCGCTGTGCGAGCGAGGCGGCGCGAGTATCTGCGGTGGACGGGCCGGGAGATCTGCCGGCGGGTTGCCGGGAAGCACGGGCTGACGCTGAAAGGTTTTCTGACGCGCACCCGCAAGCGTCCGTTTGCACGTGCCCGGCAGGAAGCTGCCTACGAGATGGCGCTGCTGACGAAGCTGACGCTGCAACAGATCGGCACGGTATTGGGCGGCTACGACCACACGACGGTGATCCACGGCATCCGCGCTTATGCGAAGCGGCACGGTCTGCCGCTGCCGCGCGGCATCAAGCCGAAGGTGGGGAAGCCATGAACGTTGCCGGCCTCCTCAAGGCGCTGCGAGCGGTCGGTGTTTCGGAGAAACAGCTCCTCGACGCTGTCGAGATCATGGAGGAGGAGCGCCTCGCGAAGGGCCGCGCCGCTACTGCTAAGTGGCGGAATTCAAAGAGAAATGGTGATATCACACATATCACACATATCACTCCTTCTCTTTCCCCTGAGAAAAGAAAAGTCTCCCCAGACCCCTCTAAAGAAACTCAACCTCTATCTCATCCATCCACCCCTAGCGGGGTGGAGCGCGCGCGAGCCGGACGGATTCCGCCCGACTATCGGCCCAACCTCGACGCGGCGGTGGCCGAGGGCCTTTCGAGAGCCCAGGCGGAGCGGGAAGCGAGCATCTTCGTGGACTACTTCCTGGCGGCTCCCGGCGAAAAGGGCCTCAAACGCGACTGGGCTGCCACCTGGCGCAACTGGTTTCGCCGCGCGGCCGAGTCCTCGACGGGGCCGCCGGACGGCTCTCGAAACAGAACCCATAACCGCGCAGGAGGGAACGGCCATGTCAGACAATCCGGATCGCAACAAGCCATCGAAGAACTCGATCGTAGAGCTGCGGAGCGCGCTGCCCGCCGCAAAGCTGCGGGAGAGGGAGATTTCTTCTCTGGAGAAACGATTGACGCCAGTTACGTGCGACGACGTTGAGGAGCGGCTGAGGGTGCTTTTCGCCCAGTTTCCAACAGCGGTTTCCGGTGATGCGGCAATGCGGATGGAGGGCTACGTGCTGGCCCTTCAAGGCATCTGCCTTGAGGCTTTGGACACGGCCATCACGGCCATCCTCAAGGGTGAGACCGAATGCCATCCGGACTTCATGCCGAGTGCGCCACGGCTCGCCCAAGTATGCCGCCACTTCCAGGGCTATGCCGAGCGTGAGCTGAAGCGCGCTCGCAATCGGCAGGCTCAGCTCAACGGGCCCGGCTATTACCTCGAGGACTGGATGGTTCCGGAGGGCAATGCTGCGCCTTTGGGACAAGCTGTGACTGTGGTGACCGGGCCGCTCGGAATAAACCATAAGACCGAGCGCCTCTGACGTGTCCCGCCGCGGCCGCAAGCGCAACGTCACGGCTCGCCGCCATCCCAGCGGCGACGTCGTGCCTCCATCCGAGGCGGAGCGCGAGCGCGACGTCCTCGCCCTCGGCTTCGAGGCCCGTGTCCGCATTCACGGCCTCTCCCCCACCAAGGCCTCGCACCCGGCCGCCGGCACCGCCTTCGGACGCGCCTACCTCGCCCACGAGCTGCATCCCCACGATCCCGCCTACAACCAGGCGCTCTACGACGCCGGCCTGGAATTCGAGCGCCGCCGCCGCGCCTATCGCCGTGCCATCAACGCCATGCGCCTCGCCTCGGCCGGCGACCTCGACCGCCAGTCCGGTTTCGATGGCGAGGAATCCCCTGAGCTTGTCGAGGCCTGCCAGCGCGCCATGCGCTCCTACGCCGAGATCCGCACCGCCATCCTCGAATGCGGCCAGCCCATGGCCATGCTCGCCCTCGAATGCTGGATCCTTGAGGACAAGCCCATCGAGATCGGCGCCCTCCGCCTCGGCCTCAACGCCATCTGGCGCATTGTCCACATGTCACGCGATCGTCAACACCTAGTCGCTTGACTTCCCAAGCAAATCCCCCAACGCTTGGGAAATTCAGGGTGACATGCCTCGCCTGATCCCTCCCAAATCCCAACACCTCGACCCTTTAGGAAGCCCGTAGAGAGGCGCTGACGCCTCCCGGCACTCCGATACCATCACGACCCGTGAACAGCGTTCGGCACGCCTCCCAATCGATTCCAGAGCCATCGTAGAGCAGAGCGAGGAGCGGATATGCCATTGAACCCGGCGAAGCTGCCGAAGGGGCAACGGCAGCCCGGCCTCCAGCCCCAGCCCTTACCCGCGCAGACCCTGCCAGCCGTCCCCAGCCTGTCCATGCCGCCTCTCCCACAGCCAGGAGCATCCGCGGGTCAAGCCGGGCAAGGAATGGGCCAGCCCGGAACCCAACCCGATCGCCAGCGATTGCTACAGGCCCTCATGCGAGGGCGCTAAAGGAGATCGCCATGGCAGAAATTGGTAAACCAGATCCGGCCAAGCCCGATCAGGCCGGCCAGCAGCAATACGTGGTCAAGACCGACTTCACCGACGACCAGGGCAAGAAATGGACGGTCGGAACCGCCTTCAAGGGCGATCCGGAAGCCGTCCGCAAGGCCCTCGCCGCAGGCCGCATCGCCGACAAGCGCAACGAGCCCAACGCCGAGCCCAAGCCGGCCTAGCTCGTCTCCTCGAATTCTCCCTGCTCCCCCAGCGGGGGCAGCTTTTGCCCACCCGCCAATCCTCTCAAAGTATCCCTCAAGTATAGATTCGCACAGGAGGCTCGCATGTCCCTCTGGGCCAAATACGATCGCGCCAACGGCCGCATCGTCGCCATCGCAGAAGCCAACCAGCCCCCCGCCCAAGACAAGATCCTCGCCGTCATCGAGGTCGGCTCCGGCGCCAAGGTAGGCGACTTCATCGGCGATGCCGAAGGCGCCCAGGAGCCCCAGCAAGACCTCCCCCCAGACGACCCCTTCTCCGACCCCATCGGAGCTCCCCCGCCCAACCCCAAGACCGAGTAGACCATGCCGCAAGCCAAGAAGGCCCAGGACAACAGGCCCAAACCCGCCCCTGCCAAACGCCGCATGCGTAACCCCGCCATAGGCAGACCTACAACATACAATCCATCATACTGCGATAAGGTCATAGCCCTCTCCAAACTCGGCTACAGCACTTACCAAGTCAGCGCCGAAATCAACGTCCCTCGATGGACCATGATGCAATGGGGAGAACAGGAGGCTGCCTTTGCAGAAGCCCTTGCGCGCGCGAAGGAATTAGAGCGCGGCTGGTGGGAGCGCCGGGGCCAGCAGGGCCTCGAGGACCGTAACTTCAACGCCCATCTCTGGATCCGGACGATGCAGGCTCGTTTCCGCCAGGATTACAGCGAGAAAGTCGAGCTGACCGGCGCCGACGGCGGCCCCATCCTCTTCCAGACTGTCTATGAAGAGCCCCCCAAGACCATCGATGTCACGCCGACATCTGGTTAGCCACCAGGCGCTCCCAGGCTCGAAACCCCAGCATTCCGGGCTTTCCTAGCCACTTTCCGGTCTCAGGGTAACGCATAGGGTAACGTCCCATGGGCATTTCAGGGCCTGCGGAGGACCGGCTGCGTCCCTATGACTGGCGGGACAAGTATCGCTGGCCCGACCCTGATCAGGGCTGGTCTGGGCCGCTGGCTGGCTATCCTCCCGACCATCCCATCCGGGCAGGGCGGCAGATCCCGCTGCATCTGATTGCCAAGCGATATCAGCAGGATGACGAAGTTACGCGCTACCAGGCGCTGGGCCTGATCGGGTCCCATATCCCGGAAAAGGAGTCCCCCTGGACCGCTCCGGCTGGCGGCGACACCCCGCTCTCTGCCGCTGGCCCGATGATCAACAGCCCTGAGGAGAAGGCCCGGAAGTTGGCGATTGCCGACAGCCTGGGCATCAAGCGGGGGTCGAGTTTGTTACCGAAGGGGGGTGGTGAAACGGTAACATCCGTTACTAAAGCAGCCCCTTCGGTAACGGCTGTTACTGAGAAGAGGCGTGGTCGGAAGCCTATTGGGGAGAGGGCGCTGACGGCTGCGGAGAAGCAGCGGGCGCATCGGGAGCGGATGCGGGTTCGGAAGGCGGAGCAGGCTGGGCGGGTCCCATAAAGTGGGATGGGGCTCCTGACGGAGCGGTCCGGGTCAGGCGAGGGGCGGTAGTTTCAGTTTTGCGTTTGCCTTTTCGATTGCTGTTTGTTTTGGGTGATAGAGAGCCTTTGATTTTGGGTGCTGCCACTTCAGGGGTGGTGGTGCCTTTCGATTGAGATCGATCTGCCTGACCTCTTCGCCGAGGCTTCGTATTTCCCGGTATGATCCGCGATGGTTGGCCATGATCCCTGCTCTTGGAGGATTGTATGCCTTTGGTGAGTGAGAAGCAACGGCGGGAGCTGACGAAGGGTCGGTGATGGCAAAGGCGCCGGGGCTGACGATCAAGCGGGTTGTTCGGTGGTATCAGCGGCCGTTGCATAGTTACATGCTTTCGGGTGGGACGCGGGCGATTGAGATAGCGCATCGGCGGTGGGGGAAGGACGAGATTGCGCTGGCGGTGACGTGTGAGTTGCTGCACCGGCGGGTTGGGAGCTACTGGCATTGTCTGCCGGAGTATGAGCAGGCGCGGAAGGCGCTTTGGACGCAGGTGAATGCGCTGACGGGGAGGCGGCGGATTGACGAGGCGTTTCCGAAGGAGGTTCGGGAGAACACGAATGAGCAAGAAATGTTCATTCGGTTCAAGAACGGGTCGACGTGGCAGTTGATTGGGTCGGATCATTATGACCGGACGGTTGGGGCGGGTCCGGCGGGGATTGTGTATTCGGAATGGGCGTTGGCGAACCCGAGTGCCTGGAGCTACCACCGGCCGATGGTTGTGGAGAATGGCGGGTGGGCGTTGTTCATCACGACGCCGCGGGGGCACAATCACGCGCACAGCCTTCTGGAGCACGCGAAGACGCGTAGGGAAGAATGGTATGCGGAGGTCTCGTCGGTTCTGGAGACGAAGGCGCTGACGGAGGGGCAGCTCGAGGAGGCGAAGGCCGAGTATCAGGCTTTGCATGGGCTGGATGCGGGGCGGGCGCTGTTTGAGCAGGAGTATTTGTGCTCGTTCGACGCGGCGATCCTGGGGGCTTATTTCGGCGCCGAGATGAGCCGGGCGGAGGCGGAGGGGCGGATTGGGAATGTACCTGTGGACCCCAACTGCCCTGTCCATACCGCATGGGATCTCGGAAAGGCCGTCAACAATCCCATCTGGTGTTTTCAGGTTATCGGAGGAAAGCCCCGGATCGTCGACTTCTACAGACCCGAAAGCGACGATCTGGAGCAGTGGTGCCGATGGCTGGATGATCGAGGGTATCACGGGACGGACTACGTGCCCCACGACATTCTGGCGACGGAATGGGGGAATAGGCGGACTCGATACGAGATGCTGAAGCTGCTGGGCCGGAAGCCGGACCGGATTCCGCTGGTGAGCGTGGCGGACGGGCTGCAGGCGGGGCGGGTGACGATCAATGCGGCGACGTTCGACCGCGGGCGGTGTTCGCTGGGGATCGACGGGCTGAAGAACTATCGGCGGGAATGGGACGACGAGCTGAAGACGTTCAGGGAGAACCCGGTCAAGGACTGGGCTGAGCATATCGGGTCGGCGTTCCGGTATCTGGGGCTGGCCTGGAAGGCGGTGCGGGCGGATGTCCCGAAGCCGGTTGCCGAGCCGAAGTGGGAATGGGTGGGGCTGCCGGACGGGACCATTCAGGGGCCGCGGATTATTGATCTGATCAATGCCAGGACCCGCCGGAGAGAACAGGCCTGGTAGGGTCATTGTCCCAAATGAGACAGGACTGAACTTAAGTAGGGAGTTAAGTTCTGCACTCCCGGCGTGTGGACATCAGGGGTGGCTCCGGCCGCCCCTTTTTTCATGGGGAATCCTGCATGAGCATCGAGAGCGCGCCGGCGACATCGCTGGTGCTGGTGACGCCGTCCGACGCGACGGTGCTGAACTGCCGGGCGCTGTGGGTCGGCGGGGCGGGGAACGTGGCCATCACGGCGTCCAGGGATAGCGCGGCGGTGACGCTGTCGGGCGTTCCGGCCGGGACGGTGCTGCCCATCTCGGCCTCCAAGGTCATGGCGACCAACACCACCGCAACCCTTATCGTGGCACTGTTCTAGGGCATCCTGATGGACCAGTTCGTCTTCCCCAATCCCGGAACTGTAGGCCCCGCCGGTCCAACAGGGCCAACAGGGCCAGCAGGGCCGGCCGGAACGGGAGAAGAATTCATCCACTTTCCGGGCGCCGCGCCGGCCGTCCTGCGCCTCACGCAGGACAGGATGCGCGACACCGTGCATCTGCTCGACTTCATCCCGGTGGAGGAGCACGCCGGCATTCTCTCCAACGCCGCCGACACCGATCCTACGCCATACGATTGCAGCGATGCGCTCGAGGCTGCCATGGCGGCCATCTCTATAGAGACTGACAATCCAAACCACTACCAGGGCGGTCCGGAGGTCATTTTCCCCTACGGCACCTGCTATTTCGACCGCACCATCGAGATCAAGAGGACCCTGACCTTCACCGGACACGGAATAGGCGGCCGGACCAGCTATTCCTCTCGCTTGCTCTTCAAGGCCGGTATCACTGGCATCACGGTCAACTGTCGCACCGGCTACCGGGGCGATCTCGACCCGCCGATCTGGCCTATCCCCTCCACCGAGCCGGATGTTTCAAACCTCTCCCCGGGCGGAGACTCTTCTGTCATCCAGGGCCTCAAGCTCTCCAGCAAGAGCCTCGGTGTGCGTAACCCCGCCCTCAATTCTCGAGGCGAAGGCTTCGAACTGGACGGCGGCGGAGCCATCCTGTGGAACGAGAACCACCACGGCTGGGGCCACGGCATTTGGCTACGCGCCCGTGTCTCCCTTCGTAACTGCATCATCCAGTATTTCCCCCAGCACGGCATTTACATGCGAGCCGCAGCTCAGCTTTCGAACGTAAATTCTCCAGAGAACCGCTCCATCTTCGGCAATGTGAATAACGTTTATGTTGAGCAGGTAGTTTGCATAACAAATGGCGGCTGCGGTATCTACATCGACGGACCAGACATCAACGCTGGCAACTTCATCGGCTGCGACATGGGCGGCAACCGCCTCTCGGCGTTGCATGAAAGCTCCTTGATCGGCAACGTTCACATCGGGCCGCACGCAGATAACAATGGCCTCGATGCTTTATGCTCCTATGCCGTCACGCCCGGCATCACCCAGATGGCGCGCTATTACTGCCGGAATGTGCAATACGCCAATGGACAAGCACTGCCCTGGCAGCCCGCCACCGCCTACTCCCCCGGCGATCTGGTCGTCAATAACACTCGCCTATACCAATGCCAGACTGGTGGCACATCGCATCCAGTCGCCGGCCCCTACCTCGCGTTGCAGAACCAAACCGATGGCACCGTAGTCTGGGACTTCGTTTTTAACGAGGATCACCCCCTGGGCGTCCTCCCCCGCATTCCTCCGATCGGCCATGCAGACAGCGAAGTCTGTTGGGGCTTCCTCGCCAATACTGGCGGACCCGTCGGCACCATCGACGCCCATACCAGCTATCCGCTTTGGCCCTATACTGTTACAGGCGGGAGCACGATAAAAGAATACCGCTACGGATATTGCTACTGGTTTGACCAAATCAGCTCTCCAGCTGTGCTCATCTTACCCTACGCCGAAGGGCATCAGCCCGCCTCCGTCATTTTCTCCCCAAGCACTGTCATCGGGCCTATCCAGGTTGAAGATCCTCTGGTTCTGCGAGCGCAGTCACAAAACCAAGTAAGCCCTTCAGCCAGGATGACGGCTGGCATAGGCTATACAACTATAGCTCCATCCATCCGGGTAGATGCAAAGCTGGACGCCTCCCTCAACACGCGAAACTTTATGACTGGCATCAATTTCGGCGGCGGCGAGGCGCTGAGTATGCGGGTGTCGCTCGACACCGCCGGCACAAATCCGGACCCCACCACTGCTCAGCCTCTCGCCTGGAAATGGGACGAGGCCACCGGCAGCTGGATGATTATCTATGCTAATGCTACCATCGCACAGCGCTTCACGACCACCCATCTCGGCGCAGCCGCAGCCACCCCAATAACCGGCGGGCGAGCCTCTCCCCTCCCTGGCGGCAACACAACCTTCCAGTCAGGCATCTGGCTCGGCCGACATCCCGCCACCATACGCCATCTTACAAATGGCGATGCTATCCCGACGACTGGGCAGTGGGCAGCCGGCGACATAGTGCTCAACAGTGCGCCGTTGCAGGGCGAGCCGTGGGGCTGGCGTTGCATCCTGACCGGCGACTTTACAACCCATGTTCCGAACGACCCCGTCTTCCAGTCCATGCGGGATATGAGTTCGCAGCAAACCATAACCGATATCGCCTTCGCCCTCACGCCCGGCACCTCTCCATACCATACCCGCCATGTCGGGACGATGGTTGGCAGCGTTGCCGCAACACTCAACCTCCCGGCAGCGCTGCTGATGGCGCAGGGCCTTTCCTACCGCATCACCAGGACCAGCACTGGCGCCGGCACCCTGAATGTCGGACCAGGGCCGTTGAAGGCTCTCGCCACAAACGAGTGGTGCGAGGTCACCTATGACGGCAGCGCCTATTACCTGTCCGCCTACGGCGCGCTCTGATGCTGGGTCTGGGGGTCTCGGCCTGGCGGCGGGGCGGGGGCGCCGGAGGAGGCACGAGCGCCGCCGCGGCCAAGCTGGCTGACGAGACGAACGGCTTTGCCGCCGTCTTCTCCGACGCCACGGACGCCCAGCGGATAGCCGTGAAGACAGCCGGAGTGGTCGTATCCTCCGGTCTCGACGCCTTCTATCAAAACGGCGGCATCGGGCCGAAGATCGTCTGGGGGCCGAGTGCCCTTCTGGAGTGGACGCCGCACAATCTGTTCCTCAATAGCGGAACGCCGGCCACGCAGAGCGTCACCACCATCGTCGGCGCGCCCTACACCGTCACCGTCACCGGCAGCGGCAGCCTGACCGGCTCGGCGGGAGCCTCCGGGGTGGCGACGGCAGGCGCGCCGCTCATCTTCGTGGCCACCACCACCAGCAGCACCTTCACGCTCGGCGGCAGCCTGACGACGATGCAGATGAACATCGGGCGGGTGGCGACAGCATACCTCCCAACGACCGCCGCTCGCCGCTTCGGCCTCGCCATCGACCATGACCCCACCTTGGGACGCACGCTGCTGATGGAAGCCGCCATAACCAACATCTGCCTGTGGTCGAGCGACCTGACCGATGCGACCTGGGTCAAAAGCAACATGAATACGGCGCTGACGGCGACCGGCCCGATGGGGAACGCCAACAGCGCCACGACGATCACGGCGACGGCGGCGAACGCCACGGCGCTGCAAAGCATAACCAACGCCTCGAGCCTCAAGATCACGAGCGTCTACCTGAAGCGCCGCACCGGCAGCGGCAACGTCGATATCACCCAGGACAACGGCACGACCTGGGCCACGCAGGCCATCACCTCGTCCTGGGCACGCTATGTCATCGCCGAGGCGACGGTGCTCAATCCGATAGTCGGCATCCGCCTGGTCACCTCCGGCGATGCCGTGGACGTGGCGTTCTGGCAGTGCGAGGTCTCCACCGTGGCACGCGCCGTCACCTCGCCCTATCCGACCTTCTCGGTGACGCAGGCGCGGCAGGCCGACAACTATACCTTTTTGCTGTCCACCATTCCGGCGCTCGGGGCGGAGTATTCCGTTTATGTGCGGTTCGCCTCGCCGACGACGACAAACACCATGGCGCCCGTCGCTCTGACGGACGGGACGGCCAACGAGCAAAGCAAGCTTATCATTACAGCCGGTAGCTTGCGCCTCAGTGTAATCGACGGCGGCTCGGCGCTTGGCACGATCGTCGGCAGCTCGATTGTCGCCAATACCCTCATGTCCGCGGCGGCGCGCATCAAGGTCAACGACTGCGCTCTGAGCTGCAACGGTGGGGCGGTGGGGGCCGACACGACAGTGCCGACGCTACCGACCCTCACGGAGACCCGCTACGGCGGCGCCGGGGCCAACGCCGCGGCGGCCAACATCATGCGCCTCACCGAGCTGGTCATCGTGCCGCGCGCCTGGAGCGACGTGGAGCTTCCGCTGAAGAGTGCCGCCTGATGGCCATCGATGGTGTCGAAACCCGCGATGACTTCGAAACTCGCGCCGATGCGGGCGAGGGCGACCGCGGGCTCGTGCGGCTCTGGCTGTCGGCCTGGGCCACCGCCGACAAGGAGGAGGAGTCCTGGCGCGTCGAGGCCGAGGAGACGGTGCGGCGCTACCGGCAGGAGGAGACAGCCTACGGCTTCGACCCTTCGGTCAGCTCCGGCATCGACGCCTTCAACATCCTCTATGCCTCGGTCGAGACCATGGTGCCCGCCTTATACAATTCGGTACCTGTTCCGGACATAAGACGCCGCTTCAACGACAAGGACGAGGCCGCCAAGCTCGGTAGCCAGATGCTCGAGCGCGCCATCAGCACGATGGTCGATTCATATGATTTCGACTACGTGATGGAGTCGGTGGTGCGTGACATGGAGATCACCGGCCGCGGCGTTACCCGCGTCCGCTATCGCCCCTACACACGCTCCGATGCGGAAACCGACGAGGAAAGCGTCGTCTGGGAGGAGGCCACCTGCGAGCACGTCCCCTGGGCCAATTTCCGCCACGGCCCCGGCCGCATGTGGACCGACGTCCAATGGGTCGGCTTCGAGCAGTTCTATACGCGCGACCAATTGATCGAGATCAATCCGAAGCTGGGCAACAAAGTCCGCCTCGACGTGCAGATGCCGGACTACGAGAAGGGCGACCCCGGCTCGCCGCCGCCGGAGGTCTTCCAGCGCGCCAGGGTCTATGAGATCTGGGACCGCGAGAAACGGCAGGTTCTCTTCGTTGCCGCCAGCATGGCGGAGCAGCCGCTGAAGGTCGAGGACGACCCGCTCGGCATGCTCGACTTCTTTCCCATCCCGCGCCCGCTCTACGCCATCCGCACCACCGACAGCCTCATTCCCATCCCGCCCTACCGCATGTTCCGCAAGCAGGCGCAGGAGCTCGCCGAGGTCACCCAGCGCATCGTCAAATTGATCCGCTGCCTGAAATGGCGCGGGGTCAGAGATGCGAGCATCAAGGAATTCGAGGATCTGGCGAAGCTGGACGACGGCCAGTTCAGTCCGATGATGGACACCGCCGCGCTCTACAGCCAGGCCGGCGGCATCGACCGCGCCATCTGGCTGATGCCCATCGACAAGCTCATCGCCACCATCCGCGAGCTGGCAGCCCACCGGGAAGAGGTGAAACAGTCCATTTTCGAGGTCACCGGCGTCGCCGACATCATGCGCGGCCAGACCGACCCACACGAGACCAAGGGCGCCCAGCAGATGAAGGTGCAATGGGGCACCATCCGCATCCAGCGCAAGCAGCAGGAGGTGGCCCGCTTCGCCCGCGACCTCTTCCGCCTCAAGAGCGAGGTCATCGGTAACAAATTCTCCCAGGAGACGCTGATGACAATGACCGGCATCCAGCTCCCCACGGCACAGGAAAAGGCGCAGGCGCAGCAACTGGCGCAGATGCAGCAACAGATGGCACAGCAGGCCCCGCCAGCGCCTCCAGGGAATGGGGCATCCCCGCCGCCGCAGGCCTCTCCACGGCCTCCCATGGCCCCGCCAGGAGCATATTGATGCCGACGACCGCCTACCAGCTGACGGCCGACGCCTACCAGGACGTTTCCGGCGGCGCCGCGAAATGCTCGTTCCGCCTGCTCTTCATTCCCTCGCGTGAGAATGTCCTGCGGCTTGTCCTGAGCCCCAGCCTGCCCGACCCCGACACCCCGCACTACGAGGAGTTCAGGGCACCGCAAGACAGTGGCGTCGAAGCTCATATCGTGCCGGGCACGGACCATGTCTGGCTGCGCACCAGTCGCGGCACGGTCCGCCTTGTGTCCTTCACCCAATGACCCTCGAAGAAATCCTCGCCTCGCCGACGCGCGAGGAGGTCTTTGCCTTTCTGCGCAACGACGTGGCGCGCTCCTACCGGATCGATGTCGAAAGCGACTCCACCATCCGCGCCGACCTGACCCGCAATCAGGAGAACATGACACGCTTCATGCAGGCGACCTCCGGCTATCTCGCCGCGGTCGGCCCGGCCGTGCAGGCCGGCATCCTGCCACCCAACGCAGCCGTGGAGATCTTCACCGCCTTCGCCCGCAACTTCAAGCTCGGCAAGCAGGCCGAGGACGCCCTCGACAAGCTCGGCGAGGAGGCCGAGGCGAAGAGCAAGGAGCCGCCAAAACCCTCGCCGGAGGAAAAGAAGGGCCAGATGGAAATGGCCATCAAGGCCGCCGAGGCGCAGGTGAAGCAGCAACAGGCCCAGGCCGACGCCGCCATCAAGCAGCAGCAGGCGCAGATGGATGCCCAGGCGAAAGCTGCCGAGCACGAAATGAAGCTGCAGGAAATGCAGGTCGGCTTGCAAGTCAAGATGCAAGAAATCAAGCTAAAGCAAGAAGAACTGATGATGAAAGAGCGGGAGATGCAGATCACAGCCCAGTCCAAGGCGCAGCAAGCGGAAATGGATATGGCGGTGAAGATGCGCTCGGCGCAGACCGACATGGTCGTGCAGGGCCAGAAGGCGCGCGTCGATATGGCAATGATGGAAGAGAAGGCGCGGCAGCAGAGAGCGCAGGCGGCTAGTCGGCCGAAGGGAAAGACGTCATGAGCCGTTCACGCGCCTATCTGGCAAGGAAGAAAAAGCTGGAGACCGCCCTTGCGCTCTGCGCGGAGGTCGCTTTTCAACGCACGGACAACCTGTTCGATCTGTTGGACCGCCTGAACGCCGAGGCACAGGCATTGGAAGAGATCATGGCGCGTAAGGGGCTTTTCAAAACCGAATTCCAGAAAAGAGCAGAAGCCATCTGGGACAGGCATAATGGCCCGCTACCTCTGGCGTAATGGCCGGTTTGTCGATCGGCATACCGGCGAACCCATGCTTACAGGCGAGCGCCGCATCGCCTGTCCCTCGGTCATGCCGGACATCCCGGCGTATCCCTCCCCGCTGGGGGACGGCATGATCGAGGGTCGTGCGGCACGCCGCGAGCATCTGAAGCGCAACGGCTGCCGGGAGGTCGAGCCGAGCGAATTCCGGCCGAGTTACCAGAGCAAGGACGAGCGCGCCGCCAGGGCCGCCGCGCAGACGCGCCTGCTGAACGACAGAACCTAGGAATCCACTATGCCCGACGAACCAAACGGGGCGGCAAACACCGTCACCGAAAGCACGTCCGCGCCGGCCGAAACAACCTCGACGGCGGCCGAGAACACGCCATCGGAGCCGGAAGCGCGCTCCTTCCACGAGATCGCCGAGGCCGTCTGGGACAAGCACAATCCGCCGCGCGAAGGCGGCAAGTTCGTATCACGCAACGGAGACGCGCCGGATCAGGCAGCGCCCGGAGAAACACCCGACCAGCCCGAGGGGCAGGGGACCGAACCGGCAGCGCCGGCCATCGATCCACCACGCTCCTGGTCGGCTGAGATGCAGGCGAAATTCGCCGCCTTGCCACCCGAAGTCCGCACCTACGTGGCGGAACGGGACAAGGAGGTCTTCCGCCAGGTGTCCCAGATGGGCGCGCAGCTCAAAGCCACGGAACCCGTCCGCAACGTGCTTGAACAGCACCGGGACTACCTCCAGCGCATCGGACGCACCCCTGAAGACGCCGTCACGCAGCTCTTCAAGGCGTCCCGCTCCCTGGATCAAAACCCGGCTGCCACGCTCAAGTGGCTGGCCGACGCCTACCGGGTCGATCTGCGCCGGCTCGCGCTCAATCAGCAACAGACGCCACAGGCCCCCGTCTCGACGGACCCGCGGCTAGAAGCACGCCTGCGCCGTATGGAGGCGGAAGCCGCCCAGCGCACCCAGGCCGATCAGACCGCGCGCGAGCAGAACGTCGCATCGTCGATCGAAAAATACGCATCAGACAAGTCGCATCCTTACTTCAACGACCTCGAGGACGAGATCATCCGCCAATTGCCGGGCATCCGGCAATCGGACCCGTATCTCAGCCCCGAGCAAATGCTCGACCAGGCCTACGAAAAGGCCAAATGGGCGCACCCGACCGTCCGCCAGCGCATCCTCATGGACCAGCAGAAGGCGGACGAGGCCAAGCGCAAAGCCGAGCAGGACAAGCAGATCAAGGAAGCGCGCCGGCACGGGTCTCTCAACCAGAGTTCCAACGGCAAGGGATCGACGCCCGTCAAGGGCACGATCCGCGACAGCCTGATGCGTCATGCCGATCGCCTGATGGGATCATAACCCTCTCATCGAAGGAATTAGGCTATGCCTGCAAATGCAACCTTCACGGAGATCGTGACGACCACGCTCCGTGAGCATCCAAGCGAGATCACTGACAATGTCAGTGACCACAATGCACTCTATCGCCGTTTGAAGCAGAACGGCAAGATCAAGAAGCTGGACGGCGGCTATGAGATCGTCCGCCCACTTGACTATGCTGAGAACAGCACATTCCAGAGGTTCTCCGGCTATGACCCGTTGAACATCGGCGCGTCCGATGTGCTGTCCGCCGCCAAATATGACTGGGTGCAGAGCGCAGTCAATGTGACGGCCTCGGGCGAGGAGTTGCGCAAGAACTCGGGCAAGAACCAGATCGTCGATCTGGCCGAGGCCCGCATCCGCAACGCCAAGCGCACCGCCGCCAACAACATGTCCATCGACCTCTATTCCTCCGGCGCGCTGGCCAACCAGATGGGCGGTCTTGCCCATTTGATCCAGAACGACGGCACCGGAACGGTCGGCGGCATCGTCAGCGGCACCTACACGTTCTGGATGAACCAGTTCTACGAGATCCCCGGCACCAACGCCTGGAGCAAGTCGAACGTGAAGGGGTATATGAACACCATGTGGATGCGCTGCGTCCGTGGCGCCGACAAGCCCGATCTCATCGTCTCGTCCCATGACTTCTTCGCCGCCTACTGGGAAAGCCTGCAGGACCTGCAGCGCTACGCCAACGACACGAACCCGGCCACCGCCGGCTTCCAGAGCCTCAAATACGTGACGGCGGACGTCATCTTCGACTCGAACACCAATTTCGCCACGACTGCCGAGAAGATGTATTTCCTGAACACCGAGTATCTCGAGCTCTGCGTTCACCGCGATGCCAACTGGACGGTCGGCGACGAGAAGATGTCGGTCAACCAGGACGCCGTCGTCATCCCGTTAATCAGCATGCATCAGCTCACCGTCAGCAATCGTTCGCTGCAGGGCGTGCTGATCGATGCCGGCGCCTGAAGGAGGGCACGATCCATGGCACTTATCGGTGTTTCACTGACGGCCCCGGCCGCCACCAGCAGCTTTGTCCTCGGATCTCGCCATGTGGACTACGATGGCGACGAGTATGTCTATGTGCACGCCAACGGCGCCATCACCGGCGCCGGCTATACGTGCATCATCGACAGCGCCTATGAGGCGGCGATGGTCTCGACCTCCAACGACCTCGCCAACAACCTGATTGGCGTTCCATTGGCCGCTTTCGCGGACAATGACTATGGCTGGCTCGCAATCAGGGGCACGCACCAGGTCAGGGCCACCTCCGGAGCCCTGCTCAACGTATCGCTCAACACGACAGCCACGGCCGGCCTGCTCGACGACGACGCGACAGCCGGCGCCTTCAAGGTCACCGGCCTGGCCCTGACAGCCACCGCCGGCAGCACGACTAACGTGCTGGCGGTGCTCAACTACCCGGCGCTCGCCGCCGCGGCCATCTAGGACACCCCGGACTGGGGGAGGCGGAATCCTCCCCCTTTTTCATGCAAGGAGACACGATCAATGGGTATCGCACCGGAAGTGACATTCTCCGTCAAGGACGGCGACGACTGGATCACCATGACCAACCAGCATGGCGACACGACATCAGCCAAGGTTTCCCACGTCAAGCGGGAGCGCCCCGACGAATGGGCACTCTCGGCGCCAGCTTACGACGCCTGGAAGGCCGACGCGAAGGCGCAGAAGGAAGCCAAGGCGGCAGACGAAGCCAAGGCCAAGGCCGAAATCCCCGATGCGTCCGCACCCGCGCCGAAAGACAATGGCGACGATGATGACGACAAGTCGCCCGGCCGCCGCACCCTCGCCAGGGGATACAAGAAATGAGCTTCGATGCCCTCGAAATGCGCGATCGGCCGGCCGTCGTGCCGATCCGCTTCTGGACCGAATACGAGCCGGATCATACCGATCCGGCCAAACTCATCACGCACGACAAGGTCGAGTGGGCCAAGAAGGGCAGCAGCAACGGCAGCACCACCGTCATCAAGATCCGCCACTTGAAGCTCGACAGCGTGCTCTGGCCCGTCCTCCAGCCTGCCTACGAGGCCTGGAAGAAGAACCAGGAGGCACCGCTCGACGGCACGCCACTGGACGCCTGGCCGGGCGTCACGACGCAGCAAGTCAAGGTCATGCGCGACTATCATCTGCGCTCCGTCGAAGATTTTGCCACGGCGCCTGACAGCACCCTGATGAAGATGAACTTCCCCGGCATTCGCGAAATGCAGGGGCGCGCCAAGGCCTTCCTGCAGGCCGCCCAGGGGCAGGCGCAGATCGCCGAGGCGCTGCACAGCCGCGACCAGATGATCGCCAATCTCGGCGCCGAGCTGGAGGAGATGAAGCACTTCGTTTCCGACATGGCGGCGCAGGACAAATCCCGCAACAAGCCGGTCGAGCTCCCCGCCCTTCCTTAAGGAGACTTTCCATGTCCCTGCTCACCGTCGCAAACGATGTCGCAGACATCATTGGCATCGAGCGCCAAGTCGCCATCGCGGCCGGAACCGGCGGTGATGCCCGGCAGCTGTTCCGGCTCTGCAAGCAGGAGCTTTCCGAACTGGCCCGCCGCACCTCCTGGCAGCGGCTCACCAAGGAAAACACCTTCACGTCGGCGGCGACACCAGGACAGGGCGGCGCCATCCCCAGCGATTTCCTGTTCCTCGTCAACGAAACCATGTTCAACTACTCCGAAAACCATGAGGTTTTCGGGCCGGTCGGGCCGCGTGAGTGGCAATTGCTGCAGGCGAATGAGTCGGCCGGCGTCGGCGTGCAGGAGGTTTTTCGCATTCGCGGCAACCTCCTCTACCTCTATCCGACCCCTCCGGCCGGCGACAGCTACGCCTACGAATACGTGACCACGTACAAGGTCACCGACAGCACGGGCGACGTGGAGAAGGTCACCTATGCGCTCGACACCGATATCGCCAAGCTCGACGAGGAGCTGGTCCGCCTCGGCGTCGTCTGGCGCTGGAAGAACCTCAAGGGGCTCGATTACGCGGAAGACTTCAGGATGTATGAGATGCAGGTGGCCAACTCCATCGCGCGCGACGGCGGCAAGCGCACCATCTCGATGGACGGCATGCGGCCTCCAGGCGCGCCGATGGTCGGCATTCCGGCCGGCAACTGGACGCCATGAATTCTCATCCCCGATAAATAGCCCGATTTTTGGGGGACGAGGATAATGGTGAGGCTGCTGCCGCTCTCGCAGGGTCGGCGACCGCCCTATCGAACGACCGCCGCGCCGCCCGTCACCATGGAGGCGCTGCGCAAGGGAGCAATCCAGCAGCCGGTCGCGGAGCGTCCAGCCGGGCCACAGATCCTGCAGGCGCTCGTGCCGCCGGGCCAGCGGCCGGCCGCGCTGCCGGCTCCTCCAGCCCCTCCACCGCTCCTGCAGGCCCTGCAGAAGCCGGGAGAGAAGCGACCGGTCCGCGCCGATCTGCCGGTCTCGCTTCCTGCATCCATGCAGGCGCAGCCGGCGCTGCGGGAAAACCCCGCCAAGAACCAGAACAAGCAGTCCGGCACGCAGGCCGCCAAGCTGCCGGCCCCGGTGCTCGGCTGGCATACCGCCGCCTCCATCGCCGAGGCCCCCGCCGGCACGGCGCTGGTCATCGAGAACTGGTTCTGCGAGCGCGACGCGCTCCGCATGCGGCGCGGGTATCAGGAGCACGCCACCGGCGGCGGCATGGCGGTCGCGCCCGTCGAGACGCTGGTGCTCTATACGAGCGGTGCCGCGGAGAAGATGTTCGCCGTCTGCGACGGTGACATCTACGACGTTACGGATAGCCCCACGGCAGTCGCCACCACCGTCACCGGCCTGACCTCGAGCCGCTGCCATTACACCCAGTTCGGCAATACCGCCGGGCAATGGCTGCTGATGGTCAACGGCACGAACGACCTCATCACCTATAACGGCAGCGCCTGGGACACCGTATCGGCTGACCTCTTCGAAGAGGACGGCACCACCCTGCTGACCGGCCTCACCAACATCTGGAATTATAAAGAGCGCGTGTGGTTCACCCAGGCCGGCAGCACCGACCTCTGGTATCTGCCCGTCGATGCCATCACCGGCACGGCCGAGAAGGTCACCTGCGGCTCGCTGCTGTCGCGCGGCGGCTCGATGATCGCCGGCATGTCCTGGAGCGTATCGGACGACAGCGGCAAGGAGGATTTCCTCGCCGCCATGTCGTCGGAGGGCGAGGTGCTGATCTTTGCCGGCGACGATCCGAGCACGGCGGAGGCCTGGGACTTCTTCGGCAGCTATTTCGTCGGCTCGCCGCTCGGCCCGAATTGCTTCTTCAAGGTGGGCGGCGACGTGCTGATCCTGTCGCAGGACGGTATCCTGCCCCTGTCGCAGGCCATCATGCTCGACCAGGCGGTGTTCTCGACGTCGAGCATGACGAAGAACATCGCCCCGACCTTTGCCGACCTGGTGCACCGCTACAAGAGCATTGCCGGCTGGCAGATGGTGACGCTGCCAACCGCCAACATGGCGATCCTCAACGTTCCAACATTGGAGAATGCGACAGCCGAGCAGATCGTCTGGAACACGGCGACCGGCGGCCTGTCGCAATTCACCGGCCTCGATGCCTGCTGCTGGACATTGTTCCAGGACGAGATTTATTTCGGCGGGTCGGGCGGTGTCGTCTACAAGGCGGAGACCGGCGCGCAGGATCTGGACGCCGGCATCACCGCCTACCTGCTGCCGGCCTATGACGACCTCGGCGCGCCGGCCGTCCTCAAGCACATCAAGCTCATCAAGGCGATTTATCAGACCAACGTCGCCACGCCGCCCGAGGTCTCCATCGCCGTCGATTATGAAGACCCATCGACCTGGGGAACGGCTCCCGGCGTGATCGGCGCCGTCTTCACGTGGGACGTGTCGGAGTGGGACGAGGCCGTCTGGCTGCGCTCAAAGACGTTCAGGGCCTGGCAGAGCGGCATGAATATCGGGGCGGCCATCAGCCCGGCGGTCAGGGTGACGGTCGAGGATGGCGGCGCCGCCAACGATCTCGATTACCGCCTCTTCGCCCATCATATTCTCTACGAGAAGGGCGGCGTGGTCGGCTAGGTCATGCCGCTCGTCCTCGGCCATGACCAGTCGGTGGCGGACTGGGCGGCACGGCAACTGGGCAACCGCAACATCCCGCCCGGCTGCACCGCCTGGGGCGTCATTGACAAGACCGGCCAGCTCAAGGGCGCCCTGCTGTTCCACTCCTTCTACCGGCACGGCAATATGGAGATCGCCATGGTGGGGGACGTGGTGCGCAAGGATCTCCTGCGCCAGGCCGCCCGCTATGTCTTCGGCCAGCTCGGCTGCACGCGCGTGACCGCCCGCACGGCACGCCGCAACGCGCATATCCTGAAGATGCTGCCGCGCGCCGGGTTCGAATTCGAGGGCACCAACAAGCGCTGGTATGGGCCGGAGAAGGGGGACGACGCCTTGGTCTATGCGCTGTTCCCCGACCGCGCCAAGCGGTGGCTTTGAATGGCCACCCGCGAGGATCTGGTCGCCGCGCTGTCCATGGGGCCGGCGCCGTTCGGGAAGCTGGCGCTGTTGGAGCAGGATCAGCAACGGCGGCGCCTGTTGAACGAGCTCCTGGGCGCCTCCGGCCAGCCACAACGCCTGCAGCAGGGCGGCTTCTGGGAAGACCAGCCGCGCACCAGCGCGGAGCTGGCGACGGGCATTGCCGGCGCCGGCAGCGAGGTGGCGCCACCGGAATACTACCAGCAGCGCCAGCAGCAGGCCTGGGAGGCGGCTGACCTGAAGGCCCGCCAGGAGACCTGGGAGGCCAACCCGCCGACACAGCAGGAACTGTTCACGGGCGGCCAGGGCGTCAGCCCGGAGCAGGCGGCGGCATGGGACAAGTCGCTCGCCAAGAGCATGGTCTGGGATCGCGCCACGCAGCTGGCGACCATGCCGATGCAGATCGGACAGGCGGCGGTCAACGAAGCCCAGAACGTCTACGGCTACGCCACGGGAGAGAAGACCGGGGCCGAGGCCCTGGCCGCCTCGCCCACCGTGGATCTCGCCAAGCGGGCGGCGCTCGGGAACCCGCTGGTGCAGTTCATGGAGCCCGGCGACCCGGTCGAGAAGGCGGCCGATCTTGCCATGATGGGCGGCCTTATTGGCCGAGCTATCCCCGGTCCGGACAACACGCTCGGCGCGTTTGCCGGTCGCATGTCACATACGGCCGATCTCCCGGCGCGCGATCGTGCCGAACTGATGGAGAAAGCCGGCGGCACGCCCGAAGAGATTCTGCAGGCCACCCGCTGGTATAAGGAGGGCAAGGACTGGAAATACGAGATCTCGGACAGAGGCGCGAGCCTGACGCCGGCCTTCCTGGCGGGGGGCATGGACTACGCCACGCTGGGAAGGAATCCCACTCTCGGCGAGGTGCTCGACCATCCGGAGCTATTCGCCGCCTACCCCGACTTGGCCAATCTCCCGATCGAGGCCAGCATCAATTCGGCCGTCAGTGGGCAGGGGCGTGGAAGGTATGAGCCCAGGCAGGGTCAGCTGCGCGAAAACCTCTTTGCGACGGCCTCGGACGCGGACAAGCTGCTTTCCGTCATTCTGCACGAGGCGGCCGGGCATGCGGTGCAAGACCGCGAGAAATTTCATCGCGGCGGCAACGCCGATGAGATGACCGATATTTCCCAAGCGGCACGAACGCGCTGGTCGAAAACGCTCTATCCCGCTGCCATTGCCACTATCAAACAGGAGGAGGACGCTTTCGACGCTTGGCGGTCGCAGCAGGGTCCGCTTTCAGAGCGAACAGCGCGCGATCTGTATGCGCAGCAATTCCCCGAGCGGGTAGCGGCCCTGGAGCAGGCGCGGGAGATGCGCTCGGCATTTCCGAGCCTGCAGGCGCATCCTCTCTACCAGCGCGTAGCCGGCGAGGTGGAAGCGCGCAATGTTCAGGCACGCCAGTATATGACGGATGAGCAGCGGCTTGCCACCCCGCCCTGGCGCACGACGGAATATACGCCCGAGCAGCAGATCTTCATGGAGCGGTCGCTGGCCCGCACGATGATGCCGGGGCAGCAATATCCGCCCCTGCCGGCACAGCCCAGATACGTCCCGCCACAGGGCCTGAAGCCCGGCACCGGCGGCACGACGCTGGCGGCCGGCGGCAGGGGCGGCAGGACTGTCGCAGCGCCATTGCTCGCGGCGGGGGGCGAGCCCCGCTACACCTTCGCCGGCGCTCCTTCGAGCGTCCTCAGCGCTGCCGAGCGCAATCCGCGGCTCATCCAGCGGCTGGAGCAGCAGCGGCAGCGGCACAATTACCCGGTCTCGCCCATCCTCGGGGGCGATGCCGAAGACCATCCGGCAATGATCTCGCCGAGCAAGCCCTCGACGCAGGGCAGGCTATCCGACCCCGATCTGGAGTTACGTTCCTACCACCATCGAAAACATGAAGCGTGATCCGGGCGTGTTCGACACGAACATGAACCTGATGCGCAATCCGGACGACTATCCGTTCCTGCGCCCGAACATGACGGAAGGAACGAGTTCCGACGACCTCGCCCGTTACGCCACCGATCAGATCACCGAGAACCTGCTTTACTTCATGGACCGGGCCGGGCCGGATGATTGGGAAGGGATGAAGTGGTATCTCGGAGCGCACGATATCGAGAACGAGTGGGCCGACCAGTATGGACTGAACGACGCCTCGGTGAGCGGCGCGGTGGCGGCGCTCAGCCCGCAGGCCGACTGGAACATCAATGTCCATCTCGGCAAGCAGTTGATCGATCATTTTGTGAACCGGGGGAACCTGGAGTGGGATCCCAACATGGAACGTGTGGCGCGTCGCATGACCGCCAACGAGGCTGAAGGCCGTATCAAGAGAATTTTGATTAAAGGCAAGGAAGGCGTCCCCACGATGGGGCCGATCATCGATTACATCAAGAATAAACCGTTAGGTGAATTAACTGATCCCGAAGACATAGCCATGTGGATACGCATTCGCGAAGAGGCCTGGGGAGACCCGAACCAGCCGCTTGTCGAGGGCACGCCGCATTTGCCGGCAGACGACCCGGATTTTATTCCGCCGGGGGATGTGACCGGCGAGCGCGGGCACGGCTTCCGCCTCGTCCGCCCGGACGGCACGTTTGGCGATTACAAGCGCAATGCCCGTTACAAGGACGAAGAGCTTGGCGACATTACCGACAGCACATGGAATTCCAATGGAGCCGTTGCCAATGCCGTCGAGAGCCTGCTGGCCAATGGCGACCGGTTGCGTATCGGCAATGCCATGGGCAATCGCCACAAGGTGCGGAGCTTCTTTAATAACAAGCTGATGCCGTTCTCGCTGCGTGGCGATGTGACCATGGACACGCACGCCCTGGAGGGCGGGGTGATGAGCACGGCCGGTCCCGCCGCAGCGCATGGATTGGCGGACGGATCTGCAGTCAGCAACCGGGCGGGCTCTTGGGGCACATACCCGCTTTTTGCGGACGGTTACCGGCAGGCCGCCCGGCACGTCAGTCAGTCTACGGGTCGCCTCATCCTTCCCAATCAGGTGCAATCTGTCGTATGGGAGATGAAGCGCAAGCTGTTCGAGAACCTGGGGCGTGACGACGTTGCGGAGATCCAGCAGGCATGGCGGGAATATCACGACAGCGGAAGGACCATGCGGTCGGCGCAGGATGAGGTCTGGAGAATAGCGGAGCGAGCTAATGCCCGAGCGGCCATTGCCGACCCGAAGAAGCGACCCAAGCGCCCCAGCGAGCCAGGGATATTCGATGCCTGGGATAGAGCCCAGCGAAAGAAGTGAGCCGCCGGACGGCACAGAGCGCCTGCTGATGAAGGCGGGCGTTCCGGTCACGCGCGAGACCTATCTTTTGGCGTCATATCCGGGTAACAGCGCCCCGAAGAAATGGACGCTTGAGCACGAACTTGAATTACCCGAGCATCTGCGGGATATGAGCCTGTTCGACCGTGGCACCTATATCGGCCCGTCGCTCAGCGACGATGAGGAGTCAGCATGAATACGCAGCCAACTGAACCGCGCGCCATTGTTTGCGATGACCCTCCCGAAGGCTTGGCATCGAAAGAATATATCGAATGGGTCAATTCTCTTGTGGAGGCCGAGCGGGAACGCATCCGGGAAACCCTCGCGGCCAAATGACACCCGACCCGAAAACCTTTCCACCAGCGGCCCCTTGCGGGCCGCTTTTGTTATAGGAGGCTGCCATCTCCGCCCCTGAACCTCCCGATCCCGCCGAGACCGCCGCCGCGCAAGCCGCCGCCAACAAGGAAACGGCGATTGCTCAATACGAGCTAGGCGCCACCAACCAGATCACGCCGTATGGCAACCTGACCTACGAACAGACGGGCATGTCGGAGTCCGGCACGCCGACCTATACGGCGACGCAGACGCTCTCGCCCGACCAGCAGGCGATTATGGATGTCGGGGAGAACGTGGCACTCCTCGGGGGCCAGACAGCCGAGAAGCTGCTTGGTGGTTCCGTAAGCGATACCCTGTCACAGCCGGTTGACCTCTCCAACAGCGCCACGGAGGATTACCTTTACGACCTCTACACCGGCCAGAACGACGAGTATTGGGCACGGGAGCAGGAGCAACTGACTACGCAGCTTGCCAATCAGGGCATCATGCCGGGCAACCCCGCTTACAACGATGCGATGAACCAATTCGCCGACCAGAAGACAGACGCTTACGACGATTTTCTGCTGTCCGCGCACCAGACAGCTACGCAGGACATCCTGACCGAGCGCAACCAGCCACTGAATGAACTTGCCGCTCTGATGAGCCTCTCTCCGGTGACGCAGCCGAGCTATGTCTCGACGCCGCAGCCGGGCGTGGCCCCGACCGACGTGGCCGGCATTACCCAGGCCGCCTACGAGGCGGAGATGAACCAATACAACGCCATGATGGGCGGGCTGTTCGGCATTCCCACCACCATCCTCGGCGGCTGGGCACAGTCAGGATTTGCATAAATGGCCTACGCTCCCGTGCAGGAAACGCTGGCTCCGCTCGTCGCGCCGCCGGACGACATCGAGCGCCGCTACAGGCTGGCGCAGGCGCTGCTGGCGGAGTCGATGGGCGGCGAGCCTGTCGGGCACTGGACGCAGGGCGTCAACAAGCTGCTGCAGGCGCTGGTCGGTGGCATGCAGGTGCGTGGCCTGAAGAAGGAGGATGCCGCGGGCGAGGCTGCCGCATGGCAGGCTATCGCCGACTTCGACTTTGGCGGCGGCGACTATGGCGGTGGTGGCTACGAAGGTGGCGCCGGCGGCGAGACGGCGGATGTGCCGGGGGCCGAGGCGGTCAGCAGCGCGCCGACATCCGATGTCGAGGCCTACATCCGGCAGTCGGCATCGGCACGCGGCATCGATCCGAATGTGGCCGTGCGTGTGGCCAAGTCGGAGGGACTGGCACCCGGCGTCTGGCAGAGCAACGTCCGTCAAGGCGGCAAGAGGGAAACCTCCTATGGGCCGTTCCAGCTTCTCGTCGGCGGCGGGTTGGGTGACAAGTTCATCCGGCAGACCGGTCTCGATCCACGCGACCCATCCACGGTGAAGCAGCAGATCGATTTCGCTTTGGATCAGGCGCGGCAGGGTGGCTGGTCGCCCTGGTATGGCGCGGCCAAGGTTGGCGTTGGCAACTGGACCGGCATCGGGCGTGGAAGGGCCGCAGCACCAGCCGACGAGACGGCGGACATTCCCGGCGCTGAGCCGGTAGGCAGCGCGCCGTCCCCGGATGTGATGGGGTTCCTGGGCGGTGGAGCGCAGCCGGCCGGAGTGCGGCTGTCGCCGCATGCCGAGCAGCCGCCTCCATTGCCGCGCCCGCGTCCTGTCTACGGCGCCACGCCGCCGCAGCAGCCCGTTGCCGGGCAGGCGGCGGAGCAGGCCGCCCTGCGCCCGCCCCCGATCGCTCCCGTGCCGCAGCCCAGCCCCGTTGCGGCCATGGGTGCGCCTCCTCCGCCGATCGTCATGCCGCCCGCGGCCACGCCACCCCAGCATCCTCTGGCCCGCGTTCCACAGCCTCGGCCAGCACCGCCGGCCGCGCCCGCAGCCCCGGCCACGACGGGAACCGTGGCCGCTCCTGCGCCAGCGCGGCCGGTCTATACGCCGCCCTTTAAGAACGACTACAACGCCGTGCCGGGACGCCCACAGGCCGCCATGCCGATGAAGCCGGGCCAGCTTATGCAGGAGCCCTATTCCGGCCCCATGTCGGCAGAGGACTTCGCCCGCCAGGCGCAGATTGCCATGCGGGCGAAAGGTGCCGGTCAGGCCCCCGTCACCGGACAGCCCCAGCAACCGCGTAGGAACCTCCTGCAGGCGCTTCTCGGGCGGGGTGGTCCGCAAGGACAGGCTGGAGCTCCAGCCGCGCCTGTGGCCTCCGCTGCGCCTGCAGGAGGGCCTGCGGCGCCGATGGATCCTCGACGGGCGCAGATCGCCTCCCTGCTTTCCAATCCGCGCGTGCCGGACGCCCTCAAGCTCATGGCGCTCAAGAGCCTGACGCCGCAGGCGCGGGATCCGTTCACGCTGGGGCCGGGGCAGGTTCGCTATGGCCCGGATGGACAGCCGATAGCAGCCGTGCCGGCCACGCCGGAGAAGCGCGACAAGGCTGTCGATGCGAACGGCGTTCCTCGGTGGGTCGATACCGGCGAGCCGGTTTTCCCCGGAGATACGACCGGCGGCAAAGCACCTCCGAAGATCACCGACGTCGCAGCCATGCGCAAGGAGTTGCACGGCCTCGACACCTATAAGCGATACGCCAAGGCGGCCCCCGTCTTCAATTCGCTCTCGGAATCGTTTGGCAAGAATACGCGCGCCGGAGACCTGGACTTTATCTATGCCATGGCAACCATCTTCGATCCGGAGTCGGTGGTGCGCGAGGGCGAGCAGATCCTTGTGCGCAACACAGCCAATCTGCCGGACCAGGTGGTCAACGGCATCTCCTCCCTGATGAGTGGAACCGGGCAGCTGGATGCGGAAACGCGACGCAATCTCTACGATGTCGTGCATGGGCGCATGAAGCAGTATCGCGAGGCGGCGGATACCGAGCTGGCGGGCTTCCCGGAGATGGCTGGGCGCTGGGGCATCGACCCGGCCGACATCATGCCGAACCTGATGGAGCTGAAGACGCTGCCAGGAACCGAACCGGCAACAGCCGCTGCAGGGAGCAGTCGCGATAATCCGGCCCGGCCGGCTTCCGACGCAGACATCGATGCCCTTCCAAGCGGCACTTATTACGTCGCGCCGGATGGCTCGGTGCGGAGGAAACGCTAATGCCCTGGCAGGACGACGAGGTTGTCGCGCCGCCCGGTACAGCTCCTCCTCCCTCGACGCTCGGCGGCTATGCCAAGGCAGCCGGCGCTGGCCTGATCAACGCCGGAACGGGCGCGCTCGGAATCCTCGGTGACACGCGCGACCTCTACAACGCCCTGCTCGAGGCGGCGGGCGGAGAGGTTCCCGCTTCCGTCAAAGCCCCGTCGCGCCTGACGCCAACCAGCACAGACGTGAGGCAGGCGCTCGAAGAGAACGTCGGGCCTGTCTACAAGCCGCAGGGGCGAGTTGAAGAAGGCATTGCCAAGGCTGCCGAGTGGCTCCCCAATATCCTTGCCGGGCCTGGAGGCGTCGCGCGTCGAGGCATCGAGCAGGTTGCCGCGCCTTTGGCAGGCACCGAGGCGGCCGGGGCTTTGGCCGAGGGGACTGGCTACGAGATACCGGCAGAGATCGCCGGAGGCCTCGTCGGCGGCATGACGGCGCCAAGTGTGGAACGTGTCACTCGACCGTCGCCGATCGAGCCTACCCGGCAGCGGCTCATCGATGCCCTGGAGCAGGGTCAGCCGCCTGTAGAGCTTACAGCCGGACAGCGGACGGGCAGCCGTCCGGCGGAGTATCTGGAAACGGAACTCGGCGGCGAGATGTATCAACGGCGGCGCGCCCAGCAGGGCGAGGCCGCAACGCAACGTGTTCTAAACGAGATCGGCGAGCAGGGCGAAAGTCGCGCAACGCCACAGGTGTTGACGAGGGCCGAGGCCCGTATCGGAACTGACTTCGACCGGCTTGCCTCAACAGCCGTAATTCCCCTGGATCAGCAATTGCAGAACAATTTGCTCGATGCCGTAACGGAGTTCCAATCAACCGGCGGCGTCGCGGGCGGACCCGAAAGCGTGATGAATCTCATCGCGGATCTGGCCGCCCAGAATGGTGGCGTTCTGCGAGGGGAAGCCTACCAGACCATTCGTTCCCGACTGGGAAAATGGACGAGAACCGGACCGCCGGAGATCAAGCAGGTTGCCCGCGACATGCAGGAAGCGCTCGACAATGCCGTTGAGCGGCACATGCCGGCGGAACACATGGAGGAGTGGCAACAGGCCCGCCGGCAATGGCGGAATTTCCTTGTGGTCAAGGATGTCATGTCCACAGGCGGCCAAGAGGTTGGTCAGGGCATCATTCCGCTGCAGAAGCTGCGTGCCGCCATGGAGGCAAACCGACCCGACTCCTATTCGCTCGGGCGTGGAGAACTCTCCGAACTTGCCCATGCCGGCGAGACATTCATGCGGGAACCGCCACAATCCGGCACGGCCTCCCGTGCTACGGCCCGATTGATACCCACCGCTATCGGTGCAGGCCTAGGAGGAGGGCTCGGCTCACTTATGACCGGGAACCTCGGCGCCGCCGGCCTGGCAAGCACTGCGGGTGGTCTGGCTGGAGCCGCCGCCCCCGCCATCTATGGACGCGCTGCCATGACACGCCCGGTACAGAACTGGATTGCCGGCCAGCAGCCGGGAGCGATGAGCGAGGCGACGCGCCGGCAATTGCTCCTGCAAGCCCTCATGGCACCCCGCCTGTTCCAGGAAGAGGGAGGACAATAACGTGCCGAGATCGGGATCCGGGGTCTACACCCAGCCAGTCGGCACCGAAGCCGTGGCCGGCGCCATCGCCTCGGCTGACGCCTTCAACGAGCTGATCACCGACATCAGCGACGAGATGACGGCTTCGCTGGCGGTCGATGGCCGTACTGTCTGGACCGGCGACCAGGACGCCGGCACCAACACCGTCACCAACCTCGCCGCGCCGGTCAATGCGAACGACGCCGCCAGGAAGGCAGACGTGGATGCCGTGGCGGGCCTCTCGACTAAGTTGCTGGCTATCGATGCCCTCGACTGGCATCCGGGCACCGCCGTTGTCGGCGGCACCTTCTCGATCATGTATTGCACAGATGACGATAGCGTGGCGGCGCTGCCGTTTTACACATTCGGTCAAAACCTCATTTCCGCGACCGGCTCGGCCGCGGCCCATACCGTCCTGGGGCTCGGCGATCTGGCCTCGGAAGACACCGTCGATGACGACGACTGGTCCGGCACGCCTCTGGCCGTCGCCAATGGCGGCACCGGGGCGACTACGGTGGCTGGGGCGCAGACCAATCTCGGCATTACTCCCTACACGGGCGGCGATGTCGATAATCTCGACTTTCCGGTCGGCTCCCACCTCATGGTCAACCCCGGCAGCACGACACCGCACCGCAATGCCAGCGTCTCCCCCACGCTTGGCAGCGCGGGCGGGCAATATCAGATTGTCGAGGGTGGCGGCGGCGGGACGCCCCTGAACGGCACATGGCGGTGCCGCGGCCATGCCGGCGGCTCGCTGCTGGTACAGCGCACCGGATGAGGGGCGGACGGTGCGGTGGCCACTCCCCAGACGGAGATACCCAGCACCGTTATTCTGCCCCCGGCAACGGCGCTGCAGATCGGCGGCCAATCGCTCCATCAGATCACCGCGGCGCTCGGCGCCCAGCCGCTCATGCTCACGGTCGTGCTCTTGAATGTCGTATTCGCGGGTGTAGGCGGCTACTTCCTTTTGCAGTTGGAAAAATACCGGGCGGAAAACCTGCAGGCACTGATCGAGCTTGTTCGTTCGTGCGTGCTCGAGACGGCACCGCTCGGCGCCAATCGTGAGAAGATCGATCGGCTGGAAGCTGACGTGGACGCCCTACAGCGCAATCAATCGCCGGAGCCCTGATGGCCATCGCGATCGTCACCGGAACCATTGCGGCGAGCGCCTCGCTGTCCAGCGCATTCGACTGCTCCGCCGGCCGCATCCTGCGCCTCACGACGCCGCCCGCCTGGACGTCCGCACCACTGACATTCCAGGTCTCCAACGATGGCATCACCTTCTATGACGCCTACGACCGCGCCGGCAAGGAGATCACCATCCCCTGCAAGCACAACAGGGTCATCATCGTGCAGACTGCCGAGGAGATGGCCGCGGCCGCGCAATTCACCGGGGTGCATCTGAAACTCCGCTCCGGCCCGGCACATAACCCCGTGCCGCAGGCGGCATCGCGGGCGTTCACCATCGCCGTCGAAACGTGAGGTAAGCCAATGATCGAGTCGGTCATAATCGCACTTATCTACCTGTGCATCGTCATCGCCGTCGTCTGGCTGGTCATTTGGGTTCTGGGCCAACTCGGCATTCCCATTCCGGCGATGGTCATGAAGATCATCTGGGTCATCGTCGTCCTGCTGGCATTGCTTTATTTGTGGCGCGCGTTCGGCGGGCAACTCGGGCTGCCTTAAGGCTTTCGCCGCCAACGCCTGTGACGCCGGTTTTGGGCTTGCTCTGCTCGCGTTGCCCAACGGCAATTGCCGGGCTCATAATTACCATCATTATTGATACGTTCGAGCGTATGCCCAGCGGGCTTCTCGCCCATATCGGCTAGGAAGTTAACGTAATTTCCCCAACGTTCACAAACCGCAATGCCTCGACCGCCATAATCCTCCCAGTGGTGGGAGTTTGAATTAGTGCATCGCTGAAGCATGTTTGCCCAACTGTTGTAAGTTACCGTTCTTTCTTCGTTGGTGAGGCTGTGACCGTGTCGCCGATTGCGTTGGCGAGATGCCTCACGGCTCGGGCCTCGTCCCGCTCGCGCGTCAGCTGCTCCACCTGTTGGAGCAGGTTGTGCTCTGTCCGTGCCTCCGCCTCGTCCCACTCGGCCCATGCTTTTGTGAGTTCGGCGCGTGCCGCTTCTGCCTCGTCCCGCTGCCGGCGCATGTCGGCAAGGGCGTCGGCGGCTCTACGCGCAAGTGCCATCAACTCAGGAAGGTTTGGAGCGGTCCACGCAATAGTTGGGCGCAGCCACGCTTCTAACTCCTCATAGCCGGCGTCGGTCATTGCTTATCCTCCTGCTTGGCGCGGGAGAGGACCACACTTCTCACAAAACTAAAGTTTGCATCCCGCGCTGCGTCCCGCTCGCGCGTCAGCCGCTCTATCTCGGCCCGCGCCTCGGTGAGTTGGGCTTCAAGGGCTTTAATCTGCCGGCCGCGTTCGTGCTTCTCGTTCATGTGCCGCTCGGCCAAGTCGAGGTTGATCCACTCCATGCGCTGCGCCTCGTCCCGCTCGCGCATTCTAACGGAAAATCCACATGCCCGAAAGAACCGAAGAGCTTCAGCGGCGGCTTGCCAGCTATGGGCTGGATGCCGGGCCATTCGATGGTCTGTACGGCGACCTCACCGAGGAAGCTGTCTTTGATGCTCTCGATAAATTTGCTCCCCCGTATGTGCAATCTTCCGGCATCATTCCGATCGAATGGATGCCTCCCGCCAAAATGGTTCGCATCATTGCACATTGGACGGCGGGCGCTCACAAGGCCAGTGAGCATGACCGACAGTACTACCATCTTCTCATCGAGGGCGATGGGAAGCTTATCAGAGGTATCTATTCCATTGCTGACAACGTAAGCACTTCAGATGGCAGATACGCAGCACATTGCAAAAATTGTAATACCGGTTCGATTGGGGTGAGCCTCTGCTGCATGGCGGGGGCGATAGAGAGCCCGTTCAATGCCGGCCAATATCCGATGACATCGACGCAATGGGATGTGCTTTCGACGGTCCTGGCAGAGCTGTGCGATGAATACGATATCCCCGCGGAACCAGAGACGGTGCTCTCGCATGCCGAGGTCGAGGGCACGCTCGGCATCGATCAAAGCGGAAAGTGGGATTTCACCCGCCTCGCGTTCGACCCCGCCATTAGCGGCGCGAAGGCGTGCGGTGACCGGCTGCGCTCGGAGGTGACAGCGAAGCTCGGCTGACTCGGCGCGACAGCCGCTCCCGCTCGGCGTCGATCAGCGGCTTTTGCGCGAGAGCCCAGTCAAGAGCTTCCTGCGAAACCGGGTGAGGCCCTGTCCGGTGCCATTCATCCAGAGCTTTGCGCTCTTCGTCGGTCAAGCCGTTGAGGCGGCTCGCTTGCGGGAGGAAGGTCATGCGGCGGGGGCTGGCCGACGCGAGAGGTAGATGACGGTCTTCTCGAAGCCGATTGGGGTCAGAATCGACGCGCCTGGCATGCGACGTTTAGCCAGCACGTCGCAGACGTATTGCGGCGAAACGCCGTTCCGCTCTGCCCACGCTTTCTGCCCGCCCGCGTCATCAATCTCCTCCGCGAGCCAGCGGAGAACTTCGTCCAGCGTGAACGTCTCGCTCACATCATTCCTCCGTGTGGGACTTTCGGCGTCCAGAACACCATACGACTCTGTGGAGCGGTTGCTATTCCCACTCGCGCGCAAGGCGTTGGCTGGCATCGCTTTTTCCAGTTCGAACCCAAGTGGAACCCCCCTTATTTTTCAATGACTTTACAGGGGTGGTGGGACGAGTGGGACACTACCCCCGTTCCCGTTTTAGCTTTGCCATGGCGCTGTCGGCCATTCCCGGCCGTGCCGCCGCCTTCGTGTAGACCTCCACCTGCCGCAGGCTTTGGTGACCCGTCACCGCCATGATCTCCTGCGTCGTGGCGCCGACCTCCGCGAGCCGCGTTGCCGCCGCCTTGCGCAGCCCGTGCGCGGAGCACTGCGGCAGGCCCGCCTGGTCGCACCACACCCGCATCTTGTTTCCAAAACCCTTCGTGGAGAAGGGCTTGCCGTATTCCGTCACGAGGAAGGCGAGGTGGCCGGTAGGCGTGGCCGCGATGATAGCTGCCAGATCGGGCGATAGGGGTAGATCGACCGTGACCGGCTTCCTGTGCTCGTTTTTCGCCTGCGTGAAGCGAACTCTGCCCAGCCGGCAATGTTGAGGCCCGAGACGTACCGCGTCTCCGCGTCTACCCGCAGTGTGGAGCAGCAGCGCCATAGCGAGCCTGGCCCGTGTGCCCACAGGATGGCGTTCTTCATATTGCTTCACCTCTTCAGGCGTCCATGTGTGGAAGCCGTCGCTGTGGTAGGGGATCGGCTCGGCAGCCTTCGCTGGGTTGTCCTTGGTCTCCCCGGCTTTGAACGCCCAGCGGAATAGGGCCTTGAGCGCGGAGAGCCGCTGGTTGGCGATGACCGGCTTGTCGCCAACCTCTTCGCATAAGAGGACGATGGCCCTGGTATCGACCAGCGCGAAGGGCAGATGCCCCTTGGTTTC